TACTTCAGCAAACTTGCAGATAGTTGATCACTCGTAGATCTTAATATTATCTCCTTTCTTAAGGGTAGCACTTACATACTGAGTGCTACCTTTTTTATATGGCATAATTCTTTCAAGATCATCTAATATAATTGCAATGTATTTTGATTTCAATAAGAATATATTTCTCTTATTATTATCTAATTTATTTTCATGTTGATAATTTGTTATTGGAACCGCAATATTTGTAACTAATACATCTTTACCAGTTGAATAATCGTAATACTCTATTTGATAATCAATTGGAATGTGAAGACCTCTTGGAACTAATACCACTCCGTTAGATGTAGCAATTTCTCTGGATTCATAATGATGAACTTCATTTAATTTTTCATATGATCCATATTTGTTCAGGAGATATTTATTAAATGCTACCTGAGGAAGAGGCCATTCTGATTGAACATTAATGATATTATTTGAAATTAAAATTACCCAATCTAAATTTGGGTCTTCGTAAAATTTTTCTGCTACTTGATCTGGTCTTTCATCTCCGATAATGCTATACTTTTCAAAGTAATTTAAATCAGAAAAAATATCATCAAGAAGTTTTGTTCTCTTGAATAAATTTTTAACATCAACATAATCTCCCAAAGGTGTATTTTGTTGGGGATTTCTATTGACGTATTGAAAATTTGGAACTTTTTTGAAATACGATGACATTTTAGTATCCTATATCGTCTGCAGCAAGTTTTGAATAATTTTTTTGATAAATTGGTTCTAATTCATTGAATGCTAAGTTTATTTCATATGAAGTCATAGTACCATCTTCATATGTCATATATGTTCCATCTGGAGTATAATTAACACTTACAGTAGTTAATGCACAAGTTTTAAATTGGTTTAATGATTTTGAGGATCCTCCCTTTTGTTCGTATCTTATTTTAAATACATTTGGAGCTTTCAAGAAAAAGTTTTGCTCTGATGTATTTACAGCAGATCCTTCTTTAAATTGTCTTATTATTCTCCTCACTATTACAGATTCATTTGCATCTCTTGGAGAAAGTTTAAATGTAAATGAAAATGGTCTTAATGATGGACCATTAAAAAGTAAAGATAGATTGGAATTCAAAACTGACCCAGATGCTCTAGATAATAATCCTTGAACTCCAACAGCCTCCTGAGCAAAATAATATTTCCACATATCTCCAGATTCTCGGAATGCTTTTTTTGCTGCATTCAATGCCTCATTTCCTGCTGTCATCAAATCTTTTTCTGGAGACATTATATTAAATGCTTCTTTAGTAGCAACAATTTCAATTGGATTCATATTTGCGCCACCCCATTCAACACTACTAGTATCTGATATTCCAGATGGTATAGGTAATTGAATTGTACTCAAAAGAGTTCCAGTGTATGGCCAAGGTTCTGTATCATTACTTAATTTTTTTGGATTGTATGTCCATCGTTCAAAAACAATTCTATCTTGCTCATCTCTCATTCCTACTGGATATACCATTGCGATATTTCCACCACCTTTTTTCGCTTTTTCGGAATCACTATAAGCTGGATCATCTTTTGGAGTTGGAACCTCTCCTAGATCTGGTGATAAACTTTCTATTACTATTGGTTCAGATGGTTTGTCTCCTGGTGGAGTTGGAATAGCGGCATCGTCTGGATTTTGGGCAGTATTTGATCCAGGAACATCTATCTGTTTAGCTAAATCAGGAGAATTAAATCCAGTTGAAGATCTAAATGTTTCCAATCTTGCATTATTTAAATTTGTAATCGATATCGTATTGGAATAAAATCTTGTTTTTAAATCTGATGTTGGGCAAGTAACTCCATCAACGCAATTCGGTGAAGGTTGCCACGTATATCCTTTTGATCTATTTGACGTAAATGTTGGAGTTTGTTGCTGTCCCAATCCAGTTCCTTGAAACCACTCTGCATCTCCATTTTTGTTTATTAAAAGAGTTCCCTTAACTGAAGACCCATTTGGTCCTATAGGTAAAGCGACAGGTCTACTCCTTCTATCTGGATCTGCCATTAAAAATTCCTCTTACTAATATACTTTATTTCTTTTTTACGCATTAGATCGGAAGATATTTATAAAAATATTTAGCACTATAAATTCAAATCATCTTCAGTTATTATTTTAAATTCTATCATTCTATCTTCACACCATTCCTTTGCTGCTTTCCACTTAGCGCAATTTTTTTCGTATGTAATTGCTTCATTAATCAAAGTCTTTTTCTTTTTATTTCCTGGAACTGGTGGTTTTGTTTGACGCTTTGGTTTAATTTCTATAAGATATCTTTTTGTATTGCCATTACTTTCCTGAACTTTAATAAAAAAATCTGGAAAATATCTTCTGATTTTTTTAGTAGTGGGATCGTAATATGGAATGAAGAATTCTTCACTTCCCCATTCCAAAATATTTGGGTTCCTATCACAATATCTCATAAATTCAACTTCCCAAGAACTTCTATAAATTATATTTCTAGAATCTCCTTTGTATTTTTCTGGGTTTCTTGGATTGAATCTTCCTTGATGATATTTACTTTCTGCCATTTTCCGACTACATAATATATAAGTATTCAATATTTATAAATGGCAGCACCACCAGCACCAAGTCCAAAAAGTATGTCGGAGATTAAGTCTAAGTTACTTAATCCTTCGCTTACTTCTCATTTTGAATGTTATTTTAATCCCCCAAAAAAAGTTCAGGACTGGGCAGAAAATAAACAACTTGCTGGAGCTGGATCTGCATATGAATGGGATACCATAAGTATTCATTGTTCAGAAGCATCTTTACCTGGATCTTCTTTTGTAACCAATGAAGTCAATAATGATTTTACTGGTGTAACTGAGAGACTAGCATATAGAAGATTGTATGATGATAGAGCGGACTTTACTTTCTATGTTGATCATGATTATAAAGTGATTAGATTTTTTGAAAATTGGTTATCATATATTTCAAATGAACAGATTTCTGGATTTGTTAGTCCAGATTATTTTTATAGAATGAATTATCCAGAAAATTATAGATCCGAATCAATCTATATTAAAAAATTTGAGAGAGATTACAACGGAAATTATTTGCAATATCAATTTCTTCAGGCATATCCAATTTCTATAAATTCTATGCCAGTGTCATATGATTCTTCTAGTATATTAAAATGTACCGTATCATTTACATACACTAGATATTTTGTTACTACTCAACAGGGAATGGTTGAACAAGAACCTAAAGAACCTAAACCACCTACAACCCCAGAATATTATGGTCCAGGATTACCTGGAGAACAAGCAAATGAGCTGAGAAAAGCATACGCCGACATATGAGTTGGAACTTCCATCTACTGGAGAAGCAATTCAATACAGACCGTTTCTAGTTAAAGAAGAAAAACTTCTTCTTCTTGCATTAGAAAGTGAGAATACAAAAGAGATTACAACAGCAATTAAAACGGTAATCAAGAGTTGTATTAAGACAAAAAATATTAAAGTAGAAGCACTTCCAACATTCGACATTGAATATCTCTTTCTTAACATTAGAGGTAAATCTGTTGGGGAAGATATTGAAGTTAATCTTATTTGCCCAGATGATGATGAAACTGTAGTGCCGACTAAGATTAATATTGATGATATTAAAGTTATCAAAAACGAAGATCACGAAAGAAAGATTAAAGTTGATGAAAGCATTGTGATGGAAATGAAGTATCCATCATTGGATCAATTTATTAAGAGCAACTTTGATTTAAATGATTCTAATGTTGATCAATCATTTGATCTTGTTGCATCTTGTATTGATAAAATTTATACAGATGAAGAGGTATGGGCAGCAGCGGATGTTACAAAGAAAGAACTTTTAGAGTTTCTTGAGCAAATGAATTCCGCTCAGTTCAAAAAAATTGAGCAGTTTTTTGAGACGATGCCAAAACTTTCTCACACTGTTAAGATTAAAAATCCAAATACAAAAGTTGAAAGCGAGATCGTCCTGGAGGGTCTGTCAAGTTTTTTCGTATAGCAATGGTCCATATGGACCTTGAAAATTATTATCAGTTAAATTTTTCCTTAATGCAGTATCATAAATATTCATTAACGGAGAAAAAATCTAAAAATGTAAGCGATAGTCTTGTAAAATTCTACGGCGAAGATAAAGAATTCCTTTCGGAATATGGATACATATATTCTTCAAAGTATGATACTGCTTTTAATCATTTAAGATTTATTGGTTTATCCATAAAAGATTACAAACAAGCAAAGAAATTTCCTGCTTTTAAACACGATCCAGAACTTTATAAGCAATTAGAAGAAGGTTGTGATGCACTTGCAAAATTCTTTAATAGAGCGAAGAAAGTAATTGCAGATGTCGAAGAAGAAATTGAAGTAAGATTAAATTTATTACATAAAGAAAGACAGAAAGAAAAGCAAAATCAAGAGACTGTAAAGAAACCTAAGCAACAAAAGGTTTCAGTTGGGGCAGGAGAAAAAACTCCCCCACCACCACCTAAGAAATCTTCCAATGCCTTATCTTTATACGAGGGTGTTAAAGAAGCAGATTCTGTAAATGAAAATATTGATGAAAGAATTCTAAGACTTCTTGGTATTGATGATGTATTCGATTTAGATTACGGCACATATCAATCTCTCCTAAAAGCGAGAATGATTGAGTCTAGAATGATGGGCAAAAAACTTGCCAGTGAAGAAGATGAAATATTGGTTGGAGAATATAAAAGAGTAAGAGGGAAAGTAGGAAGATTCAAAGTAAAGAAGAGAAAGATAACTTCCGAAAACATTGGAACTACTGGACCAGTAAAAGTATCTAAAGATAAATTCTTTTTAGTTGGAACTGCTGTAATACCACAGAAGCAACCAAAAGAAGATACAAAAATAGAAACTGATAATACATCCAATAAAACATCTCTTAATATTATTGATTCATTAAAAAACATTTTTTCTATTCTTTCTAATCAATACAAACAATCAGTAAAAAATTCTGAGTCCGAAAGAAGATCAAAAGAAAGAAGGGGAAGAGAGGAAAAAGAGAATGCGTTAGAGGGTTCTATACAAAAACTTTCTAGTGTTGTTAAAAAAATCTTCACTCCTGTTCAAGGAATACTTGATAGAATTATTAAATTCATAACTTTTGTTTTACTTGGAAGAGCAGTTGGTAAATTGTTAGATTGGTTTGGGGATCCAAAAAATAAAAAGAAAGTCGATTCAATAAAGAGATTTTTAAAAGACTGGTGGCCAACATTACTGGCAGCATTTGTTCTTTTTGCAACTCCATTTGGACTATTTGTAAGATCTTTTATTGGAGTTGTTGCCAGATTTATTCCAAAACTTCTTGGATTGATTCCTAAACTTAGGAATATTATTAAATTAAATAAAACTCCAAAGGGACCAAAAGGAGCAGGAGGATTACTTTCTGTTGTTTCAAATCCAATGTTCTGGTTCCCAGCTTCAATGGCTGCAGGAGCATCTTTAGCAAATGAAGTAACGGGTCAAAGAAAAGCAGCAGGAGTTCAGGCAGAAAATAAAGCAAGAGCACAATCTGGAACTGGATTGGGAGTCCAAGGTGTCGGTGGTGTTGGAGATATGGGCCCAACAACTCCTTATGGAATGCTTCAAGGTGCAAATACAGGAGCAAAAATTTTTAGCGGATTTGTAGATAAAAATACTGGAACAAAGATATCTGGTGCAGGTCAAGATACTCAATATCTTCCTAATATTGCTGGAGGTGGAGTTGCAGTTTCTCCTGGAGAACTTGTATTAACTAAAGAACAGCAATCTCAAATTGCTGCAGATACTGGAGTTCATCCTGCATCTTATGTTCCAAATGGAACTAAATTTGTAAATCCAAGTAATATAAATGTATCTGGAAATATTGAAGGATTTAAAACTGGTGGAGTCATTGGGGGAATTCAGGGAGCATTATCTAATGTTGGGAATTTATTCAAAGGTATTGCTCCAGGATCTAGACCTGCATCATCTACTTCATCACCTAAACCATCATTACCATTACCAGAATATAAACTTCCAGAAGTTCAAGCAGCATTAAGAACAATTAAAGTTGCTGAAGGAACTGCAAAATCTAAAAATTCATATGATACATTATTTGGTTTTGGATCTGCACCAATTCGTCAGATGACTGTTAAAGAAGTTATCAGTATGCAAAATACTGATAGACTTCCAAAAAGACTTGGTGGTGGAACAGTTGGATTTGGTAAAGATAGTAGCGGAAGAGTGATGTCTGCTGCTGCAGGGGCGTATCAATTTATGCCTAGCACTCTCCAGCAACTTATGAATATGAGAGTATTGAAACCAACTGATTTGATGACTCCAGATAATCAAGATAAAGGTGCATGGGGATTAATGAAATATAGAGGTGTTACATTACAATCTCTTAGAAGTGGTGGAATGTCCAGATCAAATATGAATATGATGGCTCCAGAGTGGGCATCATTCCCCAATCTTAATGGGGTAAGTAATTATGATCAACCAGTAAAATCACCAGAAGTTTTACAAAAAACATATAAAGATTCCCTTAAACAGATTAAATTGGGCCCACAAAGTAAAGCATTGCCACCTGGACAAAGAGTTGCTATGCTTCCAGATATTGTTCATAATATTCCTTTAGACAAATCAAATAAACCCAAACCATCAGTAAGAGAGTCTAGCGGTATTCCACAATTTGATGTTTTGGATATGTCTAGAAGTGCTATTGAAACTAGAAAAAAAGTAAAAATTTCTTTAGGGATAGCATAATATGGCAACAATAAATTCTAAAAAATTATTACCACCATCTAAATCTTCTTTAAATGCGAAAAACAAGAAGATTTTAATACCAGCAAGTAATATCCGTGTAAAAAAGAATGTAAAGTCTTCATCTGAAGATTTAAAAAAAGAAGGATCTGGTGGAATATCTTCAGATTCTCTTTTAGGAATAAAAGATGTAATTTCAAAAATACAAGATGTATTATTGAGAAGTTCAATCTTTCAAAAGAAAGAACAAGATAATAAAAGAAAAGGTCAAGAAAGAGAAACTAGAAAAAGAAGAGAATCCAAATTAGAAAAGAAACCAACTGATAAAAATATAGCATCTGGAATAGCGTCTTTACCCAACTTAAGTTTCATTGATAGAATTAAAAAGTTTTTATTTTGGACGATCTTGGGAAGATTGTTCTCAGATTTATTTCCAAAACTGGTAGAGTTTTCTAAGAGAATAGTTCCAATCGTAGATTTTGTAGAAAATTTTGCTGGTAATATATTAAAAGGTGTAGTTGATTTCATCGATTGGGGATATATTGCTTATGATAAAGTTAGAGATTTAACAAAACAAATAGGTGGAGAAAACGCACAAAAAACATTTGATGATTTCTCTAAACATTTCAATACTTTTTTAAATCTTGCTTTGATTGCCGCAATGGCAGGATCTGGTATTGGGAGAGGTGGTGATACTCCAGGAAAACCAGGAAAACCAGGAAAACCAGGAAGACCTGGACAGTATGGTGGAGGTGGTGGAGGAAGACCAACAGCAGCAGACCGAACCAGGAATGCAAGAATTAGAAATATACAAAGGCAGTATGGTCCAAGTGCAAGAAAGATATATGAAAATGCTCTAAACAACGGTAAGACTCCTCAACAAGCTGAAGCAGCAATAAAAAGAGGATTTAAAAAAGGAGTTTCTATTAGAGCAGGAGCAGATTCATTAGCAGCAAAAACAGCAAAAAAAGGATCTTTATTTAAAAGAGGTTTAAGAAAACTCCCCGCAAGACTTGCAACAAAGACTCTTGGAAAAGCGGGTATAAAAATTGCTGGAAAAGCTTTAGGTAGAATTCCAATTATTGGTGGATTAGTTGATTTCTTATTTGCTTTGTGGTCAGGTGAAAAACCAGGAAGAGCAGCAGCAAAGGCAGTTGGTGCTACTATTGGTTCAGCATTAGGGACGTTTATTCCCATTCCACTTGCTGGAACAATACTTGGTGGTATCCTTGGTGATATTGTTGGTGGAGCCTTGTATGATACTTTAGTTACAAATAATAATAAAAAAGTTCAGAAAAAAGCAAAAGGTGGAAATATCACTAGAGGAGGAAAACGAGTTGGACGTTCTAATAGAAGAAGTATAAAAGTTTCAAAAGTTAAAAAACCAAATAAAATAGTTCCACAAAGAACTATTGTTGGAAAGGACGTTGGTGGAAAAAATAAAATTGAAGATATTTATGGGAAAGGATCAAAAAAGAAAAGAAGAAATCCAATAAAATTATTAAAGAAAGCATCCAGAGCAGTTAAGAAAAATGATAATGTTTTGAATGGATTACCAGCAGCAATGTTTGGTGCTGGTATTGATATGACTCTTGGACAAAAACCAGATAAAAATTTATCAATTGATATTGGAAACATGTTTGGATCTATAATTCAAACTTCGGTGAATAGTGAAATATCAAAATTATTTACAGATGTGTCAAGTATATTAACAAGAGCAGAAGGAGGAACTATACCAGAATCTAGAAATTTAAAATTAAATAATTCGAATTTAGATATTGGTAAAAAAGTTGGAAATGAAATTTCACAAAAACTTATTTCTTCTATAAATTCATCTGTCAATGATGTATTCCAAAGTTTAAATAGAGAATTTGGAATCAAAGATAAAGAAGATGCTTCTCCACCATCTGGAGGAGGTGGTGGAGGGGGTGGATTAGATGGAATAGATCAAATGTCCTCTCTCACTGGAATTCATAAACAAGCAGCAGACATTATTGCTGGATATGAATCTGCAACCAGTGGTGGATATAATGCGATGAATAGAGGAGAACCTGGTGATAGTCCAGAGGGTCCTATGCATTATTTTGGTAAAAACTTAACTGATATGACTATTGGTGAAGTTGTGGGTTTACAGAGTCAAGGAAGATCAAAATTAAATGCTGCCGGAAGATATCAATTTGTTGGAAATACTCTTCCAACGGCAATGAGAGATGCAAATCTTAAACCTAGCGATAGATTTAGTCCATTAAATCAAGATAAAATGTTTGTGGCCCATCTCATAAAAAATGGTCATAGACCTTGGACGGGCTCATGGGGAATGGGCAAATATTCTAGACAACAATTAGACATACTTGATAGAGCAGTAAAGACACCTATTACTGGCGAAACTTTTAATGGATATTCTAGTGATGTTAGAATGACAAAAGGAGCAGGAACTTTCATTCAAGGAAATACTGGTGATTCTAGAGGAGATCATTTTCATATTGGACCAACTGAGTATAGAGATGAAGGAAAGCAAACTGATAGAGGAAAGAAAGATGCAAGAGAAGCAGCTTTTCACGTAGCTAAAGCTTTAATTGCAAAAAAAATTCCATTTTATCTTAGTAATTACACTGGATTTAAATCTCCTTGGTATGCAGGAAAAGGAGATAACAAATCAGATCAAGAATTGAGAAATGCTATTTTAGCAGAACAAAATGGTCACCGAACCCGCCCTGGTGGAGGATCTTGGGGCGGAATTGATATTGCTACGGCTTATGGTACAAGATTACCAGTTGCAGTTGGACCAGTAAAAGACAAAGGAGATGGATTTGGATATGCTGCTATAATATCTGGAACCAGAGGTTTTGTTGGTCATGGAGCAGAAGGATCCAGACAAACTAAATCGGGAGAAATTGCAATTCAAGAACCATCAAAACCAAAACCAAAACCAAACCCTCAACCAAAACCAGGAACACAAGCACTTAATTATGGTGCTACTTGGAATTCAAAAACGGGATTTACTTTAAAAGGTGGCGGGTGGCTTGGATTAGATTCGTCTTTAACAGTTACCGATACAGAACGTACAAAATATAGGGAAATACCACAATTTGGACTTGGTAGAGGATCTAAAGAAGGAGAGAAAAAGAAAGCAGCGGATGGAAATTTTTATGAATGGAAAAAAGGAAAATGGATATTATGGAATCCAGCTGGACCTGGAGCAAACGCTTCATTACCAACTTCTTCATTAAGTCAATCTATAGCACAAGTGAGTGGAAAATATACAGATAATTTGGTTATACAAAGAGTTATAATAAATAGACAAGTTCCAGTTCCTGTTATTGCTTAAGTAGTAAAATAATGGCAAGCAACCAAGCAGCACAAATAACAAAATTTGATATCCATTCAAATGAAGGTGGAATAGTAAGCTTGTTGGGAAAGGGTGCTTTACCTTTAGTAGAATATCGTGAATGTATATTAGATAATACTATAAGAATCCATGCTTTGTATATGGATGGTGGTCAATCTGGAGGAGATGTTGGATCTGTAGAATATCTGAAATTGCAAGGGGATGAAAAAGTAAGTTTTTCTGTAACTCATGATGGAAAAACTTTATCCTTTGATAAGAATTTAAGAATTCAAAGTTGGAGTTCTCAGGAAAATGAGTTGCAGGTAGCAATAGAACTCTTTATTGTATCCAAAGATTTCTTTGATAATATTACAGAAGATACTAAAGTATATTCTTTCTATGGAGGTAAAATATCTGATAGTGTTGAAAAAATACTCAAAGAATCTTTGAAGACAGATTTTAAAATTGAAGTTGATGAGACAATTAATACTAAGGCTTTTCACGGAAAAGTAAAAGAACCTTTTGAATTATGTACAAATTTATGTAAGTATTCTATTCCAACTGAGAATGGAAAGAAAGGAGAAACGGCAGGATATTTATTTTTTCATACTTCAAAGGGATACAAATTCAAATCTGTTGATTCTTTATTTGCTGCAAAACCTGTTGGTAAATTTATTAAAAATAATACTCCATACTTACCCCCAGGATATGATGGAAAAATACATGAAGATAATTTATCAAAGGCAGTTGATTTAGAAAAACAATTAAGAAGCGGAGCATATGGATCCAGATTGAAAAAATGGAATCCATTAACAATGAAGTATGATACAAAAACAACTAAAACATATGAAGGAAATCCATCTGGAGTAACACTTGCTGGAAAAAGTTATCCAGTGTTTCCAGATCAATTCAAAAAGAAAATATTGTAGTGGATGATGTAATAAATCAATCTGCTAGATTAAGTCAAATGATTTTAAAAGAAATTAGTGTTACTACAGATGGGGATCTTGGTGTAAGTGCTGGAGATGTTATTTTTTGTGACTTCAGAGAAAATTCAATTAAAAAGAATACTGAAGTCAGTAAAAAGAATGGTGGTAAGTATGTAGTTTCAGGATTATGTCATCTTTTTATTCCAAGTAATACATATACTAAAATGAGTTTGGTGAGAGATTCTGACGGAAGAGTTGTATAAAACAAGAATAAATAATTAACAACTATTGTATAGAGGTGTTCCAAATGGATAGGACACTATCACAGCATATCAATGATGATAGAAATGAACTTGACGATCCAAATGTAAGTTCCCAAAGAAATATCAACAGAATCATCCAGATGATGATCATGATCCATCTGGATTGGAATTGTATTGCGACTTAAATCCAGGTGCTCTTGAATGTAGGATTTACGAAGACTGATGAGTACTCTTTTAGCGGGTGAATTAAAGTATTACATTGCACAGATTGCCCCTCTTACGGCTTATCTGGAAGAAGGAACTGGAAAACCATCTTGTTCTATCGCTAAAGATGCAGAGAGAAATGCTCCTGGATTTTTATATAAAATAAGAATCCCAGAACTTCATCCACCATCAAAAGTTCCTGATAAGGATCTTCCTTGGGCAGAGGATCTGATGAGTAATGGATCGTCTGGAGGGCAGGTTCAAGTAGAGAGAGGAGTTCTTCTACCTTATACTTTTGTTTGGGTAAGAGTATGGGATTTGCCAGGAGAAATGAATGATCTTTATCAGATCATTTCTGTTCTTCCAAACAAACAGTGCCCAGATGGCACAAAACCTACGGATGATAATCCAATCATTCCACAAAAAGTAGAAACTCAATTAGTTTATTACAAAGGAGTTCCTGAAGTTAAGGTTCCATACACAGTTATGGAACTCAAGGGTGGTGGGGTAATGTGTAGTGGAGATAAGTATCCCGCTACAAAGGAAGATGAACGTGTCCTTAAAGAGGACAAGATGAAATTTCCTACACCATGTAAGCCGATCGATACTTCGGCAATGAATGAACCAATTACAAAATTAATTAAAGATATTCAGAATCTAAAAACTGAACTAACAGGGAAAGATTCTTTTTTATCTACTAGTCAAAACTTTGTTAATGAAGTTCAATCAAGAGTAAATGCTGCAGCACAGTCTATAGCATCTGGACTTAAATGGTTGATCAACTATTTGCGTGAAGAAATAATGAAAAAGGTGAATATTGTATTGAATCTTGCTGGAAGAAAATTACAACTACATCAAAGATTTCAATTCAATGAAGCGAAACAAACTGCATTAGATTTAATTGCTTGCTTATTCAATAGAATTATTGATAATCTTGTCAATATGATTGCGGATTTCCTGAAGAAGATTATAGATCGTTATATTAATGCTCCTCTTTGTGCCTTGGAATCATTCTTAACTAATATTCTTGGGCAACTTCTTGGACAATTAACTGGAGCAATTAATTCTATATTATCATCTCTATCCAGCATAATTGGTGGCGCAATTAATTTCATCAATTTAATTCTGGATACTATTACAAATCTACTTGACTTCTTAACTTGTAAAGTAGATCAAAAATGTCCTGTAACAGAGGAATGGAATCTTCTTGATGGTGCTCCTAGCGGACCACAATTAAACTTAGATATAAATTCAATCATACAATCTGCACTTGGGATTGCCGATTCTTTTAAAGGTGCTGTTAATCCAGGTAGTTTTAATTTCAACTTAGATTTTGGTGGAGCACTCGCTAGTGCTAAATCTGGATGTAATGTTGGACCTATTCTTTGCGGACCACCAAAAGTTTCTTTCTGGGGTGGTGGTGGATCTGGTGCATCTGGAAATCCAATTATCAGTGCAACTGGAGATATTTTAGGTGTAGATATAATTACACCAGGATCTGGTTATACCAAAGCACCTTTTGTTTCTTTTGAAGATTCTTGTGGAAAAGGAAATCGTGCTGTAGGAACTGTTGTTGTCGGTAAAGTTCCAACCGATAGTGGTGCAGGAATTGGAACAACAACTGACACAGGAACTGGAACGGGAATTGGAACTGGAACTGGAGTAGGAACAACAACTGGAGTAACTGAAGTTGTAATTAATGATCCTGGATTTGGTTATCTTCCAATCTTTAATGGAGATAAAGGTGGAAGTGGAAGAGTTTGGGCCGATAGATGTCAGACAATTGTTCAAAGAGCAGATGGAACTTGGGATTCTCCTTATAATCCAGGTTCAATAATCGATGTTAGAATTGGTGATCGTGTAGAAATACCAGGTAAATTACCATATACATCTACAGTTGATGAAAAAATAACAGCGGGTCAATGTCCTCCAGAACCAAAAATTCCAGAAGGCATTTCTGGTAGCGATAAATATCCAGTAACTTTAACTATAGGTAGAGTTGAGGTTGTTGATCCTGGATATAATTATAATCCAAATGATAAGATTGTAATTGAAGGTGGTGGTGATGGTGAAGGAGCAATATTAGAACCTGTATTCAATAATAATGGAAGACTTGATTATGTTAATATTATTGATGGTGGATTTGGATTTACGGAAAGACCAAGACTTGTTATAATTAGTGATAGTGGTTTTAATGCAGAATTAATTCCAGTATTTAAAGTCATTAAAGGCGTTGCTTTAGATGAAATTAGAAGAATTCGTCGTAATTTAAAAGTTATTTCAGTAAGAGATTGTGTAGGAGTAGCACCAAATGTCTAAGAGTAATACCCCAAATTATTGGAGAAAGACTACTACAGATGCTGAAATTGCATTTGGTGAAGTATTTTTGAATGGAATTAAATGTGCTGCAGTTCTTAGAAATGTCGATCCAACATTATCAAAATCTCAATACTTGGCATTTTTGAATAGCGGAAAACTTAAAGGTGGAACGGTAAATCGTTGTCCAGGTGTATATCAAATTAGATGCGGTGATAAACCAGTTAATGATACTGCATTTGTTTTACACGCGGACAATGGTGACATTATTATTGGAGCACCTAATGGAAGAATTAGGATGTTTGCTCAAAGTATAGATATGATTGCAAGTGGTCCAGATAATAAAACTGGATATATTAATATTTTATCGAATACCTCTGTAGAAATTAAGACTCCTACGATTACAGCAACAGCATCAGTTGAAGCAAATATAACTGGAGAAAAGAAAGTAAATATCGCAAGTAGAGATGAAGTTAAGGTTACTGGAAATCCAAATTTCCAAAACCCTGCTGTCATAGATATTCCACCACCGGGATCTCAGACATTAAAAGAGACCTTAGAAGGAATTATAAAATTAGTAAAGGATATAGTTGGATAAAAAATGAGAGTAACCGAAGTTCATGTAGGAGGACAACTTCACGTTGCCCAAAATATACCTGGTGGAATCCCAGATCCTATATCTCCTATTTGTTTAGGTGGAGGAATTCTCCCACCTATTAATGGAACTGCTTGGATTGAAGGTCCTGCTTTAGTTGGAACTCCTTTGAGTTATCCAACACCACGAGCACCAATGGCAACAATGATGCTCGGTAGATCTACAAATAAGACTGCCCCTTGGCCTACTGTTCCATCTATTTTAAAAGTAACTACTCTGGGTGCTGGTCCTCCAACTCCATTAGATATCTTATTGGGTGATCCTGGAGCAGGAATGGTTGGAATTACAATCAATTCTCTACTTATTAAAATTATTAATTCAACTCAAATAAGTATAATATCTCCGAATACAACGGGACTTGGTAATCTAACTTGGACTGGAAAAATAACTTTTGTTGGTCCAGTAAAAATGATTGGTGCCTTAACTCAAACTGGTAAATCAGTTTTCAATGGTAAAGGAACTAGAAATGGAAGTGAAAATATTAATGGAAAACTTTCCGTTGCTGGAAAGGTATCCATAGGTGGAAAGTTGAGTGTTGCTGGTCCAATTAGTAGTCCAACTATCGTAGCATTAAAAGCAAAAATTGCTACTAAGAAATCATTTGATATTCCTCACCCAACAAAAGAGAATCATAGACTTAGATATATTTGTTTA